ACTGCCGCAGCTGACCCAGCAGCGCCACTTCCCGGCAGGAGCCATCAGCGACAACGACTACCACATGAAAACGTGGGGCCAGGATCGGGAAGGCCGCGGCACCAACCCTGGCATCCTGGCGGCAAGCCCGAGGATCCGCGCGCTGATCAACAAGCAGACGCTGGAACCGAGTGCCGTGGTGGTGCCAGTGCCAAAGACCGTAACCGCGGAAGATATTGCCAGGGCAGAGGTAATCGGCAAACGTCTTGCTGCCACAGCGAAACGCCTGGGCCTGACCAAGGCCAAGAAAAGGCCCGCCAAGAAGTAACCCATGGGCGCCCTTGATGAGTACCTGACAGCCCTCGACGCCCTCCCGCCTGAGAAGCGGGAGGCGGTGATCGAGGAGGCGCTGGACGGTACCAAGGACATGGTCTGGGTGCCAACCCCAGGACCCCAGACCGATGCCTTCTTCTCCGAGGCCGACGAGCTCCTGTTCGGGGGCGAGGCAGGGGGTGGCAAGTCCGACCTGATCATCGGTCTGAGCCTGACCGAGCACCACCGAAGTCTTGTACTGCGCCGCACCAACAAGGAAGCGGAGAAGCTCTTCGACCGGTACGAGTCGATCATCGGCAACGACGACGGCAAGAACGCGCAGAAGGGCTGGCGCATCGGCGACAAGATCATCGACATCGGGGGATGCCAGCTCGAGTCCGACAAACAAAAGCGCAAGGGGATACCCCATGACCTCAAGGCCTTTGACGAGCTCGTCGACTTCACCGAGAGCCAGTACACCTTCATCATTACATGGACCAGGACGACCCAACCCGACCAGCGGTGCCGTGTGGTGGCGACTACCAACCCTCCCACCACTCCGGAGGGCATGTGGGTGGTCAAGCGCTGGGCAGCGTGGCTGGACCCTACCCACCCGCGGCCGGCCAAGGACGGCGAACTGCGCTGGTACACGACCATCGATGACCTCGACACTGAGGTTGACGGCCCGGGCCCTCACCTGGTCGACGGCCGGGAAGTCATGGCGAAAAGCCGCACCTTCATCCGCTCGAAGCTCTCGGATAACCCGGACCTGAACAAAGACGGGAAATACCGCGCCACCCTGGATGCACTGCCGGCCGAGCTGCGCGCGGCATACGCCGAGGGGAAGTTCGAAGCCGGTCTCAAGGACCAGGCATTCCAGCTGATACCCACCGAGTGGATCAGGCTGGCGCAGCAAAGATGGTCGGAGCGCAGCCCGGACGGAGTCCCCATGTGCGCCATGGGGGTGGACTGCTCGGGGGGTGGTGCAGACCCGATGGTGATCGCGCCGCGGTACGACGGCTGGTACGCCCCGATGATCAAGATCCCGGGAAAGGACATACCGCAGGACCGCCCGGGCAAGTTTTCAGCAGGCATGATCGTGAGCCACCGACGCAACAAGGCGATCGTGATCGTGGACATGGGCGGTGGATACGGCGGCCCGACATACGAGCAATTGAAGGAAAACGGCATCGAATGCCAGGCATTCCGTGGATCCGAGGGCTCCGTGCGCAGGACCAGCGACGGCCAGATCGGCTTCGCAAACATCATCACCGAGGCGTACTGGAAATTCAGAGAGGCGCTGGACCCATCCCAGCCAAATGGTTCGCCCATCAGCCTGCCGCCAAGCCCAACCCTGCTGGCAGACCTTGCCACCCCCACATTCGAATACCGCGGTGGGAAAATCTGGAAAGAGTCGAAGGAAGATGTGGTCGACAGGCTCGGCAGATCGCCGGACGAAGGGGATGCGGTAGTCATGGGGTGGTTTGCTGGACCAACCTACGTGACCGACGGCCAGGCCTGGTCGAACTCCATAGAAATGGGAGGGGCTGGTAATCGTGCCTTCCCAAGTGCTATCATGGGTCGCTCGAACGCGAGGGGGCGCCGTTAAGGGGATCAAATCATGGAAACCGTACTGTCAGCCGTCGCCTCCAAAGCCGTTGGCACCATCTTCGACAGCATCATCGGTGGCGGGAAAAGCGACCAGCAACCTCAAATGGCGACAGCGCCGGCAGTTGAGAAGCCGACCGAGATGCCGACTCCGAACGACGCGGCAGTGGCAGCCGCCAGGCGCAAGTCCATCGCCGGTCTCGTGGCCAGACAAGGCAGGGCTTCAACCATCCTGACCGACCAGTCATCCGGCGGCACCGCGCTCGGAGCCTGATCCATGACGCCAAAGCAGATACACGAGGCCGCCGATCGCACCTTCGGCAAGCGCACCAGTCTGCTGCTGCTCTGGCAGGACATGGCCGAGAACTTCTACCCGGAACGTGCAGACTTCACGTACCAGCGAAGCCTGGGCATGGAGTTCGCCAGCAACCTGATGACGTCCTACCCGCTGATGTGCAGACGGGAACTTGGCGACCAGATCGGCCAGATGCTGCGCCCGACCGCCAAGGTCTGGGCCCACATCGCCCCAGTTGACCCGGGCAGGGAGAACAACGAATCCAGACGCTGGATGGAATGGGCAGCGAACACCCAACGACGTGCCATGTACGACCCAGACAGCCTGTTCAGCAAAGCCACCAAGCAGGCCGACAACGACTTCGCCTGCTTCGGCCAGACGGTCATGAGCATCAAGCTCAACCGCTACCAGGACACCCTCCTGTACCAGACCTGGCACCTTCGGGATTGCGCCTGGACCGACAACGAGGACGGCAAGGTCGGCGCCTTCTACCGCAAGTGGAAACCCACCTGCCGCGACCTCGAGCGCCTGTTCGGCGACAAGATTCACGCCAAGGTCAAGGACCTCCTGAAGCGCAACAAGGGGTACGAGGAGATCACCTGCATGCACTTCGTGGTCGACGCCGATATGTGGGACGGCGACTCCAGGGGCATGCCCAAGGTCAGCATCTGGTGGGACTGCGACAACAACCACGCCATGGAGGAAACCCCGACCTGGAACAAGGAGTACATCGTGCCCCGCTGGTCTCAGGTCAGCGGCAGCCAGTACGCATTCAGCCCGGCCACCGTGGCCGCACTCCCAGAAGCCCGCCTCCTACAGAGCATGACGTACACGCTCCTCGAGGCCGGCGAGAAGATGACCAACCCGCCAATGGTGGCAACCCATGAGGCAGTCCGGTCGGACGTCAACATCTACGCCGGCGGCATCACCTGGGTGGACCGCGACTACGACGAGCGCCTGGGTGATGCTCTTCGCCCCATGACCATCGACAAGTCCGGCATGCCGATCGGACAGGAGATGCAGGCGGACAGCCGGCAGCAGATCGTGCAGGCCTTCTACCTGAACAAGCTGAACCTGCCCCAACGCGCCCCGGAAATGACGGCCTACGAAGTCGCGCAGAGGATCCAGGAGTACATCCGAGGAGCTCTGCCCCTCTTCGAGCCCATGGAGGCCGAGTACAACGGCCAACTGATGGACGTGACATTCGACCTGATGCGCAGGGCCGGCGGTTTCGGATCGCCCATGGACATGCCGAAGATCCTGCAGGACGCCAAGCTGCAGTACCGGTTCGAATCCCCCCTGCACGACGCGATCGACGCCATCAAGGGCCAGAAGTTCATTGAGGCAAACCAGATTGTCGCCCAAGGCGTACAGCTCGACCCGAGCGTGGCAGCGATGGTGGACATGAAGGTCACCGTGCGGGACGTGCTCAACGGCATTGGCGTGCCGGCCAAGTGGCTGCGCGACGAAGTCGAAGTCGAGGACATCGAGGCCCAGCAAAAGGCACAGGCACAGGCACAGCAGACGCTGGCTACCATGCAGCAGGGTGCAGACGTGGCAGCCACCATGGCCACCGCACAGAAGGAAAACGCTGCAGCCCAAGGCGCAATGGTCTGAGGATTGAATGGCGACGAAACCCCAAAACCCAGCGCTACCCGAACAACCGCCCCAACCCAGAAAGCGGATACCGACCAACCAAGCACTGGCCGCCTCTGCATCATGGCTGCCGGCGCCGTATGACCTGGCAGATGCCACCGCAGTCCAGGCGCTCCAGCGCGGCACCGCAGACGCCGAGCAGCAACGACGAGCCCTGGACTGGATCATCCGCCAAGCCTGCGCCACCTACGACTTCCCGTACCGACCGGGACCAGACGACAGAGATACCAACATCGCCCTCGGGCGCATGTGGGCCGGACAGCAGATCGTGAAGCTGTGCAATGCCGACATCGGGAAGATGCGGCGAGATTCCCCAACGTAAGAGGAGAGGACCATGAGTCAATTGCTTCGGAGATTGTTGTACAAACCGCAGGACGGCGCCGATGGCGGTGGTGGCGGTGGTGGTGGCGCGCCAGCCAAACCGGATGCCGGTGGTGAGGGGAAGCCCGCTGATGGCAAGCCTTCCGCCGGCGCTTCCGATGCCGCCGCGGCAGGAAGTGGGGTGCCGGAAAGCTGGTGGAAAGAGGACTGGCGCGACCAGGTGGCCAAGGATGACAAGTCGGTCAAGAACATCCTCGGCCGCTTTGCTACCCCTGCCGATGCCATCCAGAGCGCCATCGACATTCGCAAGAAGATCAGCGCCGGCGAGATCAAGATGCCGCTGCCGAAGGATGCCAAGCCCGAGGACATCGCCAAGTGGCGAACCGAGAACGGCATCCCAGAAAGCCCGGACAAGTACGAGCTCAAGCTGCGCGACGGCCTCTCGATCGGCAAGGACGACAAGCCGGTCATCGACGGCTTCCTCAAGGCCATGCACGACAAGAACACGCACCCGGACGTGGCAAGTGCAGCCGTCGACTGGTACTACGGCGAGATCGAGCGCCAGACCGAGGAGCGGGCCGTCAAGGACAAGGCGCTGGCATCCGAAGCGCACGAAGCCCTCCGGGAAGAATGGGGCCCGGAATTCCGCACCAACCTGAACGTGGTCGAGAACCTGCTGGCAACCATGCCAAAGGACGTGGCCGAGGACTTCAAGTACGGGCGCCTGGCCAACGGCACCCCCATCATGGCCAGTCCGGCAGCAATCAAGTGGCTGCTGAACATGAACCTGCAGCTCAACCCGCACAGCAAGGTGGTGGGCAACACCGCCGGCAACCCTGCAAGTGCCATCGACGACGAGATCGCCAAGATCGAGAAAACCATGCGCACCGACCGCAAAGCCTACGACAAGGACGAGAAGATGCAGTCCAGGCTGCGCGACCTGTACGGCGCGCGCGAGGGCTTGAAAGCCAAGGGCTGATCAGTTACACTGACCCGTCTCCTTCAGGTTTCCCCCCTGAATTGCCCCGGCCCAGCGCCGGGGTTTTTGTTTGCCGCTTGTGTTTTGAATTCCATGGGGTGTAGAATCCCCCCACGGCAGCAAACCTCACCACGAGCCCTGCCATGAGCACCAGCAATTTCGGTAGCTCGGCCCCAAAGGCCCAACGAGCCGGCCCCACCCAGGTGGACACCCCGGCAACATGGCGCGCGATGGCTATCCCGATGCGACGAAGCTAATCCCTTCCATCCCATAGGAGTCCATCATGACCTTCCGCAAGCTAGACGCCATCCTCGGCGCTCTTGCCAGTCTCATCCTCTTTTGCCTGGCATCGGCAGTCCGACCGTTCTACGAGCGCATGTACCAGCTGTACGCTGACACCGCGTTCCAGATCCAATACCGGCAGGAATTCATCGCCGGCTTCGAGCAGCACGCAAGTCTGCTCCGCGAAACCGTCACGACCGAGGCGGTGATCAAAGGCAACCAGGCCGTATTCCTGGTGGTCGATTCCGGCGGCGCTTCCGCAGTTACCCGCGGCGTCAATGGCCTCATCCCGGCGCGCGCCGACAACAACACGCAGAACACCTGCACCCTGTCGGAATGGCATGACCTGGTCCGCAAGACCGGCTTCAACGTGTTCGCATCGCAGGGCAACCAGCGCGCGATCATGCAGATGACCACCATGGCGGTGCTCAACCGCAAGGTGGACAGCCAGATCGTGACCGAGCTCAATACCGGTACCGTGGCCATCGGCTCTGCTGGCGCCATCCCGACCGTGTCGCTGTTCCAGAACGGTCGCGTGAAGCTGACCAACGCCTCGGTGCCGTGGGACGGCAACATCACCTTCCTGTGCCAGCCGAGCTACCTCGCGTACCTCGAGCAGACGCCCGAGTTCGTCAACGCCCAGCTGGTCGACGTCAAGCCCTACGCCGGCGGCGACAGCAACCCGAGCTGGCGCGACAAGCCCCAAGCATACCGCTGGCGGAATGCTCTGATCATCGAGCACCCGAACCTCCCGGGAAAGGCGACCACGAGCGAGAAATCGTTCCTGTACCACAAGACCGCCATCGGCCAGGCTGCCGACACCGGCGGCATGGCAACCCCCGTTGGATACAACGAGGAGCAGGACTACTCGTGGGCACGCGCAAGCTGCTTCATGGGCGCCAAGCTGCTGCAGAACACCGGCGTGGTCGTGTTCACCACTGACGGTTCGGCCTACGCGTAATCCAGCGTAGACATCCCAACCACTTCAAGGAGAATCAACCATGGCTTACAACGGCTCAACTGCTGGCAGCACGGCTGCCAACCCCCCCATCCTGATGGCTTCGGCACTGGGCGGGAAGATCCTCAACAACGGTTCGACCATCAACGGCGCCGGCGGCGGCATGGGTGGCCAGCTTTGGCTGTACACCTCAACCGACTCCAGCACCGCACCGTTCGCCGCGAACTACTTCACCGACGCGTTCTACATCGGCATGAAGGGCGGCGATGTGGTGCTGCAGGTCGGCGCCACCGGTTCGACGATGGGCGTGGCCCTGAGCGTTCTCGGCGCAGTAACCACCGCGGGTGCGGCATACGGCTCCAGCGGCGCACAAATCAGCTCGACCTTCGGTTAAGGCTGAAAGGCCCGGAGCGGTAGAAACTGCCGCCCGGGCCGACCCCCCATTCAATTCAGAGGAGAAGGACAATGGCAGATCCGAAAGCAGCACCCAAGCAGGACAAGGCCGCGGAAGTGGCCGAGCAGCCCGAGCGCAAGCCAGGCAGCCCCATCACCGACGACCGCATCCAGGAGTCGGAATTCGCGTACACCACGCACATCGGCACCGCCTACGAGAACACCGAGCCGTCCGACCTGCTGGCAACTGAATACTGGGCGCACCGCGCCGCCAAGCTGCGTCCGTGGGACGAGATCAAGATCCGGGCGAACGACGGCAGCTGGTACGCCCACCTGCTGGTGCTCGAGTCCGGCCGCAACTGGGCACGCGTGCACATGCTGTCGGCCTGGAAGCTGACCACCAGCGAAGTGGCACAGACCCAATCGGCACCAAAATCCCCGTTTTCCGACTTCCGCGTCGAGCACATGGGCCCGCACGCCAAGTGGTGTGTCATCCGCCGCAGCGACAACCAGAAGATCCACGAGGGTGCCGAGAACCAGGACGCGGCAATGGCGTGGCTCAAAGAGCGCATCAAGGCTGGGATCTGACGCATGAGCGCCAGCCGCCTGCAGATTTACAACGACGCGCTGCTCCTGTTGGGGCAGCGCCCGATCGCCAACCTCACGGTGAACGAGGAAGGCCGCAGGCTGCTGGACCAGGTGTGGGACGGCGCAGGGCAGGGAACAGGTGGCGTCGACGCGTGCCTCGAGCAGGGGCAATGGAAGTTCGCCACCCGCGCCAGCAAGTTCGAGAGCGACCCCGACATCACCCCCGAGTTCGGCCACCAGTTCGCCTTCGCCAAGCCGACCGACTGGATGGAAACGGTGGCGGTATGCACCGACGAGTACTTCCTGGCGCCGCTCCTGAACTACGGCGACGAGAACCAGTTCTGGCTCGCATCGGTCAGCCCGCTGTACATCAAGTACGTCAGCAACGACGCCGACTACGGCAAGAACCTGTCGCTCTGGCCGGTCAGCTTCCGAGAGTTTGTGGTGGCCTACCACGCCAGCCGGATCGTCCACAAAGTAGCCCCTGGCATGACCGCCTACATCATCGGCGACCCCACCAAACCGGAGCAGCGCGGCATCCTGCAAAGCCGCCTGCTGACCGCCAAGAACCGGGACGCCTGGGCTGGTGCCACCAAGCTGATGGCCCCGGGCTCCTGGGTCAAGTCACGCCAGCGCTACGGCAACGGGAACTGGCGCGATGGAGGCAGCCGTGCCAGTCTGATCGGGTAACCGCATGCCACGCCAGGATCCCGTACTGCTGGCATTCAACCGGGGGATAATCTCAAACCTCGGGCTGGCGCGCACCGACATTAAGCGCCTGGCCATGTCTGCCCAGATGCAGACGAACTGGGTACCGCGGGTACTCGGACCCATGAGCCTGCGAACCGGGCTCGGATACCTGAGCCAGACCAAGGGCAACAAAACCGCGCGCCACCTGCGCTTCGTCTTTTCCACCGACGACAAGGCGATCATCGAGCTGACCGACCTGATCATGCGGGTACGGGTCAGCGACACCATCATCAGCCGGCCCGCTGTGACCACCGCGGTGACAAACGGTACCTTCCCAACCGACTTCTCAAGCTGGACTGACAACGACGAATCCGGCGGTGTATCGGCATGGATATCGGCAGGGCTGGTCGGATTCACTGGAAACGGAACTGCAGCCGCCATCAGGGACCAGCAGGTGACCGTGGCGGGGGCGAACATAGGCGTGGAACACGCCCTGAAGATCACCGTGCCGCGCGGCCCGCTGACGCTCCGTGTCGGATCCAGCAGCGGCGCAGACGACTACATCAGCGAAACCACCTTGGGAACCGGCAGCCACAGCCTGGCCTTCACCCCGACCGGCGACTTTTACATCCGCTTCCTGTCGCGCCTGAAGCGCATCGTGCACCTGTCCAACTGCACGGTCGAGGCCTCCGGCGACATGGAAGTGCCAACCCCATGGGCCGAGGCGAACCTCGGGCTGGTCCGCTACTCCCAGTCCGGTGACATCCTGTTCATCGGATGCGGCAAGACCACCGACAAGATCGGGTACCAGCAGTACAAGATCGAACGGCGTGCCACCAGGAGCTGGTCCTGCGTGAAGTACGAGCCAGAGGACGGTCCATTCCTGGTCGAGAACATCACCCCGACCACCATGACGCCGAGCACCCTGTCCGGAAATGGCACCCTGGCTGCGAGCGCCGCCTACTTCAAGTCGACGCACGTCGGCGCGCTCTTCGCAGTCACCTCGATTGGCCAGACGGTGACCAAGTCCATGTCTGCCCTGAACGACGCCACGAACGGCATGGTGGTAACAGGGACTGGTACCGACCGCTCCTTCACCATCGTGATCGCCGGCCTGACAGCGATCGGCGCCGGCCGCACCGTCATCCTGCAGCGCTCGTTCGACAACTCTGTCTGGTCTGCCGTATCCGGCAAGTCATGGACCGCTGACACAACCGAGGCGTACACCGATGGGCTGGAAAACCAGACGGTGTACTACCGCCTCCTCCTGTCAGTCCTTGGCGGCGCAGGATCGAATGACGCCTCGCTGACCATCGCCACCGGCATGATCGAGGGGATATGCCGGGTTACAGGCTTCACCAGCAGCACTGTGGTCGATGTCGAGATCATCACCGACTTCGGCGCCACCACGGCCAGCGATACCTGGTCCGAGGGGCAATGGTCCAACAAGCAGGGCTTCCCGAGCAGCGTGGCTTTTTACGAGGGGCGCCTGAATTGGGCCGGCAAGGACAAGGCCGTCCTCTCAGTCTCCGACGCCTTTTACTCGTTCGACTCCCACACCGAGGGCGACAGCGGGCCGATCAACCGCAGCATCGGCTCGGGCCCGGTCGACACCATCAACTGGATCCTACCGCTCCAGAGGCTGATCCTTGGGGGCCAGGGCGCCGAGCACTCCTGCCGGTCGAACAGCCTGGACGAGCCCCTGACCCCGACCAACTTCAACATCAAGCCGGCCAGCCGCCAAGGATCCGCAGCAGTCCAGGCGGTGGCGATCGACAGCAACGGCATCTACGTCGGCCGCGGTGGTTTCCGGGTGTTCGGGCTGGACTTCGACGCCAGCGCCTACGATTACGGCAGCCAGCACCTGTCGCAGCTTTGCCCAAAGATCGGCTCCCCTGGCATCATCCGGGCCGATGCCCAGCGCCAGCCAGACACCCGGGTGCACTTCGTGCGCAGCGACGGCACCGTGGCGATGCTGGTATTCGACAAGATCGAGAACGTGATCTGCTGGGTGGAGATCGAAAGCGATGGGGCTGACGGCCTGATCGAGGACGTAGTCACCCTGCCAGGAGATTCGGACGAGGACGAGGATCACGTTTACTACCTGGTCAAGCGCACCATCAATGGGTCCACCAGCCGCGCGCTCGAGCGCTGGGCCACCGAGGACGAGTGCACCGGTCTCGGCCAGCTCTGCATGCTGGCCGATAGCTACGTGACATACACCGGAACCGCCGCCACTGTGATCACTGGCCTGAGCCACCTCGAGGGCGAGCAGGTGGTGGTCTGGGCTGATGGCGCCGACGTGGGCACGCAGGATGATCCATCCACCGGCACCACCAGCCTGATCTACACCGTCGCCGGCGGGCAGATCACGCTCGCCGAGGCCGCCAGCAACGTGGTGGTTGGCCTACCCTACCGGGCCCGATTCAAGAGCTGCAAGCTGGCGGTGATGATGCAGATGCCCAGAGGCACCGCCCTGACCAAGCAAAAGACGATCGACGCCCTTGGGGTGATCGCCGTCAACCTGCACCCCAAGGGCCTCAAGTTCGGCACCGAGTTCGACAGCACCAGCAACCCGCTCAACGACATGCCCAGCACGGAGCTCGGCGCCACTGTCGACCCGGACCTGATCCGGCAGGAGTACGACGACACCTCCTTCATCTTCCCGGGCCACTGGGACCCAGACCTGCGCCTGTGCCTGCAAGCCCAAGCCCCCAGACCCGCAACTGTGCTGGCCTGCGTACTGGAGATGGACGCCGCCGAATGAACCAGATCGTGCCACTTACCCGCCAGATCCTGGACGACTTCTGCCAGGAGCCGCCGACCGTGACCGTCAAGGGCATCGCCGCCCAGGTCGACGGCCGCACGACTGGGGTGGCCGGGTACTTCCCGGAAGGGGAACGGTACATCGTGTTCATCAAGCTGACCGACGAGCTCCGGGCCGACAAGCGCGCCATCATCAATGGCATGAGACTGCTCAATCTGATGGTGAGCGCACGCAAACTGCCACTGCACGCCATGAAGGACGACTGTATCGAAGGCGCTGAAACGCTGCTGCGGCACGCCGGCTTCACCCAGATCCGCGGCAACCTCTACGGGAGACAGCCGTGAACTTCGACATCAGCAACTTCAAAGCCATAGCGCCGGCAGCATTTACCATCTTCGGTGCGCTGGGGGAGTCGCGCGGCAACCTGCAGATGGGCGAGCAGTCCATCATCGCCGGCCAACGGCGCAAGGTCGCCTCTCAGTTCGAGGCCGAGCAGTACCTGATCAACGCCGGCCAGACCGTCGCATCGAGCCAACTGCAGGCCGCAGAAGCCCGGAGGCAGGCTGGGCTGGTGGAAAGCCGCATCCTGGCCGTAGCTGCGGCAGGTGGGGGTGGCGCAAGCGACCCGGGATCGGAAGAGCGTCGGGGAGGGAAAGAGTGGAGATCTCGGGGGTCGCCG